AACAGAGGCTATGTGTAACTAACAATCAAAAAACGCTGTAACGTCAACCGTTACAGCGTTTTTTTTAGCGTTATAAATAAACATAATATGAACCCCTTTTTATACAATACTATGTATAAAATATAAAAATACATATACGTATTTTTACCCAACCAAATAAACACAAAATCCAACAAACCAAATGATAAAATTCTTCAGGAATTTATTATCAACAAAAACCGAAAGCCGATCCGCCACCACATTTAATTCGAATTTTTCGTGGTTAATCGGTAGTGGGACGAGCTCCGGCGTTACTGTCAATAAAAATACTATTGTCGGTGATTCCGCCGTATGGGCGGCGCTCCGGATCTTATCCAATAGCGTTGCATCGTTGCCCTGGGAAGTATACCAGGATAACGGAACCACCCGCGAGCGGTTCCAATCTCACCCGGTCGATTATTTGATCAATAAAGAACCAAATCAACTTTCTACATCTTACAGTTTCCGCCAATCTATGGTTTGGAAAATGTTTTTGTATGGTGATGCCTACGTCCGGATTCATCGAGATAGATCCACCGCCGCGCCTTTTAAATTGGAATTATTAGACTCGAACAAAGTAGAACTTTTCGAGAATGCCGACGGGACATATTACTACATCATCAAAGGAAAAGGAATAAACGGAACTTTGCCAAATGCTCAGGCGGTACCACTTTCTGATATGGTTCATTTGAAACCTATCTCAATGAATGGAGTTACAGGAATCGACATTATCAAAACTCACCAAGAAAATTTCGGATTAAGTTTAGCGGCTACCAAGTTCGGGGCGAAATATTACGCCAATGGTGCGCACGTTTCGGGCGTCCTGGAATCTGACATGGATTTTACGGAAGAAGGAGCGGCACGGCTCAGGAGCTTATTTAAAAGCAAATACGGCGGGATAGATAACGTCGGCGAAATGCCAGTACTGGAACAAGGTGTGAAGTTTAAAAAGATTGGTGCCGATCCATCGGAAGCCCTTTTAATCGATGCTAGAAAATTTCAAGTCGAAGAGGTGGCGCGTATTTTTGGAATCCCGGCTCATATGCTTAGCGCAATGGACAAAGCGACTTTTAATAATATCGAGGTAATGAGTTTAGATTTTGTGAAAAATACATTACGCCCGCTTTGTGTAATGATTGAACAAGAATTTAACCGGAAATTATTTACTGAAAGGGAAAAGAGATCCGGCACTTTATACACTCGATTTAATTTAGATGGATTGATGAGAGGCGCAACAAAAGACCGCTTCGATGCTTATGCAATTGCCATCCAAAATAAAATAATGAGTTCCAACGAAATTAGAAATTTAGAAAACTTAAACCCACGGGACGGCGGCGAAAAGTTCGAAAACCCAATGATCCAAGTCGAAGAAAATAAATCACCAAATGAATAAGAAAACACAAAATACCACATCTAAAGAAGTTCGAACGATTACGCACGAAGTGAGAATGGAAGGCGACGGCGAACAAAAAAAAGTCTTTGGATATGCTGCAAAATATGGGGCGGAATCGTCGCCAATGTACGATTATCGAACGGGCGAAATGTTTGTCGAAATAATCGAACAAGGTTTTTTCGATGCCGTAATTAACGACCCGGAAACCCGCGCACTTTTGAACCATGATCAAAACCACGTTTTAGCGCGCAACACCAAAACCATGACGATCACCTCCGACGATATAGGGTTAAGATATGAATTTACACCACCCAACACAACCGCCGGAAATGATCTAAAAGAAAATTTACGCCTGGGAAATATTGACCAATCATCGTTCGCTTTTTCCATCAAAGAAACAAACGGCGAAGAGTGGCGAGCAGCGGAAGAAAGATCCGACGGCGTGAAATATATCAGAACCTTAAAAAGTGGTGGCGCCTCCAGGTTATACGATGTAAGTCCGGTTACTTTTCCGGCATTTCCGGATTCAACGGTCGCCCTTCGAAGCTTAGATCAATATAAGCAAAGCCGAAATATGCAAGAACCACAGGCGCCCAACTTCGAACTAATTAAAGCAAAAATTAAAATCTTAAAATTAAAATAAAGCCTTTTTTATTTAGGCAAACCCAAATAATTTTTTTTTCACAAAAACACAAATGATAATGAAATCATCTAAAGAATTAAAAGAAGATCGTAACGATATTCTTAAAAAATTGGATGCTTTGGTAAATAAGGCAGAAACAGAAAACCGCCAATTTACCGACGCGGAAAAAACAGAGTTCAGCAACTTAGAAGCTCAGGCGGAAAACTTGCGTTCTGACATTGAAATGCAAGGAAAAATCGAAAAGCGGAAAGAAGAGAAAGCGGCGGCAAACTTTGCTATTTCAACACAAAAAAGAAACAAGAACGGCGAGGACGGCGAAAAGTCAACTTTAGCCAAAAAGTACTCCATCATCGGCGCGATCCGATCTCAATTACCTAACAATAAGTTAGAAGGAATTGAGGCAGAAATGCACCAGGAAGCAATCAAAGAAGCACGCGCAAGCGGTTTAAAAATCGAAGGGGTGGGAATGCCATCTTTTTTAAAGGAATCGCGGGATTTAGTAGTAGGAACAGCAACGGCGGGAGGCCACACGGTGGCAACTGATTTGGGCGGATTGATTCCGGTACTACGTCCACAACTCCAAACGGAAGCCTTGGGCGCAACTGTTTTAAGTGGCTTAACGGGTAACCTTGATTTGCCAAGAAATAACGCAGCCGGCGCGGCCGTATGGGAAGGAGAACAAGACGAGAACGCGGAAACGGTGCAAGGATTTGATAAAATTAGTTTGACGCCAAATAGATTAGGCGCAAAGACTCACATTTCTAAGCAGTTATTGGCTCAAAGTTCAATTTCGGTTGAGCAATTTGTCCGAAATGATTTGAACATGGCGGTAAGAATTGCGGTAGATTATGCTGCAATTAATGGCTCAGGTTCGGGTAATGTTCCGGAAGGAATTTTAAACGTAACAGGAATTGGAGACGTAGCCGGCGGAACTAATGGACTTGTTCCAACTTTTGATCATATCGTAGACTTGGAAACAGCGGTGGCAGTAGATAACGCCGACATGGGCGCCCTCGCTTATTTGACAACTCCGGGAATCCGTGGCGCTTTGAAAAAAGCCAAAACAGATGCCGGAAGCGGTTTATTTGTATGGGGACAAGATGCTCAAACGTTGAACGGTTACCGGGCGGCGGTTTCGACTCAGGTTCCTAGCGACTTAGTAAAAGGATCAAGCTCAGATGCTCACGCGATTATTTTCGGAAATTGGAATGATTTAATTATGGCATCTTGGGGCGGTTTCGACATCGTAGTAGATCCATATACGTTAGCGACTCAAGCAACGGTTAGAGTTATTGTTAATTCATGGTGGGATATGGCAGTACGACACCCGGAAAGCTTCGCAGCAATGAAAGACGCTTTAACGTCATAAGACGCTTATTAAAGTTTTGATATTTTGGATTCAGTCCCGGCGGGAAACCGTCGGGACTCCATTAAAAAACCAAAAAGAAGATGGCAAAAAAAATAAAAATAACTTTTATCAAGTCACCGACGGGCGCGTATAAATTGGCCTACTCAGCCGGCGACACGGTAGAGATGGAAGAGATCAAAGCTCGCGAAATGATGGAAACTAATTTCGCAGTACCGGCGATTGATAAGTCACCAATCAAAAAACAAACGGCAACCGCTAAACCAAAAAGAAAGGAAACTCGAAATAAATAATGTACAAAGTAACTACCGCACCAATTGCCGAACCGATCACCTTATCAGATGTGAAAAATCATTTGAAAGTTGACACCACCGAGGACGATACCTTGATCGGTGTGATTATTCAAGCGGTGCGCGAATATGTAGAAAGTTACACCGGGCGCGCCTTAATGGAGCAAACTGTCCAAGAGTATTTCGATACTTTTCCAAGTTTTACGGCAAGTAATCCACGCGGCGGAATTGAGATCCGTTTCGCTCCGCTCAAATCACTAACCTTTATAAAATATAAAGATAGTGACGACGTAACGCAAACACTTACAGTCGATACCGATTACACCCTGGACAACATAAGCGAACCACCAAGAATATTTCCGGCGTATGGTCAAAGTTGGCCAACCGTCCGAGATATACCAAATGCGGTTTGGATCGAATATCAAGCCGGTTATACGGCGGCTAGTGATGTTCCGGCCGTAATAAAACAAGCCATGTTATTGATCATAGGTAAGATGTACGAGCAACGGGAGGACTCAGTCAAAAACTTACCTACTCAAAGTAAATGGCTTTTAGACACGATTAAAATTCAAAACATTTAAAACCTAAATTAACTAAATGAATTGTTTTTTAAAACTGTTAATTAATTCCAATGAACGAAATTTTACTATTTACAAATGTTATTCCACCGGATAACTTTCTACAGTTTTTATTGTGGGCGTTAGGCGGTTTGGTAAGTATTGTAATTTTTATGTGGAGGTTGTATTTAAGTCAGTTACAGAAAATCGAAAAAATGTATTTGGCGCAAATTGAGGAATTAAAAGAAACATCGAAAGAGATGATCGACTACAAAGAAGGGATTATAAAAGGTCTTTTGGATAAAGTAAGTCAATTACAATTATCAAAAGAAAAAATTATAAGTGAAATAAAACCCTCTTTGGATGCCTCAAATACAACCCTCTCAAATGTTTTAGAAATTTTGAGAAATGGCAGATAATAAAAATAATAAAAAAGACAATAACATGAATCCTAACGAGGTAATAGAGATTATTATGACTTCGCAAAGAATCCAATTTCTTGCAAATTTAATTCAAATGGAAGTCGAAATAAAAAAAAGGAAATGGACTAATGTTACTACAACTCAAGAAGTATAATGTCGGGAATAAGTAAAAATATTAAAATTGGTCGAATGGATCGCCGGATCACTTTTCGCCAATCTACCGACACCCAAAGCGATAGCGGCGCAACCGTGGAAAGTTTCGCAGATGTGGCCACCGTGTGGGCGAATGTAACCGCCAACGGCTCAGGATCTGAGCGGTTTGTCATGGAAAAAGAAACGGCCTTTAATAGAAAGTTTTTTACGATTCGCTACAGAACCGACCTCAACGAAAAAATGATTTTAATCTATGAGTCCGAGGAATACGATATAAAATCATTACAGGAATTGGAAAATACAAGAAAACGTTTTTTAAAAATTCAAGCAGAAAAAAGAACGTAATAATATGGCTAAAACATTAGAGCAAGAAGTCCAAGAAGCAATTAAAAAGCTCCATTTATTACCGAAAGAATTTTCCAAAAAAACAAAACGCAAAATATTACGAAAAGCGGCAAAGCCTTTAATTAATGCCGCCCAAAATAATATCGGCGATTCCGACGAACCACATTATCGATATAGAACATCGAAAGCCAGTAACAAAATAAAAGCGCCAAAAGGTAAAGGAAATGTCGTCGCGGTTTATCACCCTGGCAACTTGAGGAAAAGTATTAAAGCGCTCACCTTTCGCAAGTCGTCGGATATATTCGTCGGCCCCCGTGTCGTTAAAAGAGGCAGCGGCGGCCATTATGGGAAAGGTTCAAGAGTAGACGGATATTATGCGGCCTTTATGGAATTTGGAACGAGAAACACGGCCGGACATTCATATATGAGGCGAGCAGTTCCGGCGGCAACTCAAGCAGTACAAAAGAAAATAATCACCGGCGTAACGGGTATAATTGAAGATTTTATAAATAAAAACAAGGTATGAACATCGGCGCGGCCATCTTTAAAATTTTAGGGGACGACTCGACTTTAGTTACCGATTTGGGCGGGACTAAAAAGATCTATCCAGTTAGAGCTCCGCAAAGATCGGCCTTTCCTTATATCGTTTATAATAAGGTTTCGACGACGGCGAATGATACCAAGGACGGCGTTTCAACGGTTGATGTGGTTAGGATGCAATTTGATTTTTACCACACTTTATATGATGATAATTATACAATTGAAGAAAGAGCGCGAACCCTACTCGACAAGTACATGGGAACCATCGCGGGAATAAATATTGATAGTATTTCCTATTTATCAGAAAATGAAACCTGGGAGGACGACGACGGCATTTACCGCATTTCGGTTGATTATAGTTTTAGAATAAAAAGAACGGGAACGATAGCGGGCGGAAGTGGTACCATTTTACTACAAGGATGGACGACTCAAAAATTTACCAATACTACCGGAACCACGATCACCGTAACAACAGACAATTTACCAAGCTCGAATTATGATTTAAACCTAGAAGTATATCGAAACGGGATTCTATTAATTGAGTCGGTTAATTTTACGGTTTCGGGTAATGTGATCACGCCGACCATTCCATTTATCAACGAAAATATTTTAGTCAAATTCAAACCATAAAAAAAGATGTTTGTAGAATATATAAAAGACTCCAAAAACCAAGGCGGTTATAAAATCGAGAAAGGAACTCGAACACATATTTTAAATGATGCCGCCGTCGAATTGATAAAAGCGGGAATAATTAAGAAAGTAGAAGATCCTGAAAATTACGCCGCTTTTCCG